ATCATAGTCAATATCTTTTGGAAACTCACAATTCAAATCCATAATTGGCCTAGATCCTTCAGATTTTGCCACTTTAGGAAATGTTCCTGTTTTATTAGGCTTTTTGTATTTAATAATGTCTCCATTGGTTGAATAAATCCATCTTACAACACGGCCTAAATATGTGTCTTTATAAGTTGCTCCTCCTGTCACACTTCTTACATGCAAAAATTCTTTTAAATCTTTACAATTTCTGATAGTTTCAGAAATAGGAACATTATCAACTAAAAGTTTTATTACTGCATTTATAATAATTGTTGCTTGAGGATTCTTTTGAAGTGAATCAAGAGTAAATATACCTTTTCCTTTATAACCATAATCAGTTATTGCTAAATAATTATTAACATCTCTTGAGTAAAGCGCTTTATATCTAGTTTCCTCTAAAACAAAACCTGTAGTTAGCTCCCAATCAAAACAAATAGAATCATATCTTTCGTATTGTTCTTTAGTTAATAATGACACAAAACCATCTGTATTCGATGAAATTACTGAAACATCATTGTTTTCTAATTCTTCAATAAGCATTAATAAGGACAATTGGCCTGTCAATGTTACAGCGATCATTAAATCAGGTGAATATAAAGCTGAGTATTTACTTCCTAATTTACCAAATGATCCATTAATAACGATCTTTAGTGATTCATTTACTATCTTATTACCTTCTTTTTTAGCCTTAAGCCTTTCTTCTACAATTTGTCTATACACATCTAAAAAAGGTGTTCCTAAATGCCTTGGATAAAGTTTTTGATTTAAAATAATAGATGGATAATAAGACGCAACGTCTTTATCTATTAAAAATTGATGTTCTGTTGGTATTACAGCTTGTTTCTTTTCTGTTGAGTGAATACCTCCTATTCCTAATTGATAAATAGAACTTCCTAATTCTATTTTGGCATTTTTTAAAACTGAAGGTAATTTAATTGATCCTTTACCATCTAATTCAAAATCATGTGTTTTAATTATTTCTAATATATCTTTTAATTGTTTTGATTTAAATTTAATAAAATCAGGAACTTCGTATTTAAAAGTTTTTCCATTAGGTATTTTAGGAGTTTTACAATATATTCTTTTCTTTGTTAATTCTGATTTAATAACAACTTCAGCTATTTGTGCATCTGATTTAGAAAGTAAATCTTGCCCGTATTTATTAGACATATCTACTCTTAGTTTTATTCTATCTTCAATTTGGCGATATAAGTCAATTGTTGTATCAAGATCATTAACACAATATAACTTAGTCTCTTCCATTTCATTTTCTGATAATATAGAATTAGGTTCAATTGGAAGATCTTGTAATTTATCAGAATGCATTCTGCCTCCATAAAGTTTTAAGCTTACTCTAACTCCAGGTGAAGGTTCTTGAATATCAAAATGTTTTATTGAATTAGGCCAGGATAAACTGAAGTTTTGTAATGTTTTCCATCCAGGAGAGTTGTTTTCGATAATGTAATTAGATAGTTTACATATTTCTTTTGATGTTTTTCCTTGTAAAGCAAAAAGAATAATTGGCATATCATAATTTATACTGTTAAAACCAAATGTCGTTCTAACAGTCATTATTTGTTGAAGTTTTTTTAATGAGTTTTCATCTAATGAAGAGCTTTCACCTTTTATCTCAATAGTAAAAGTTTTTTGATTATCTATATTTTTAAATGCAAATAATGTATAATTTGGATAGACTTCACAGTCTAATACAACTAAATCTTTCATATTACGTTCCTTGAATTAATAGTTTATTTTATATGTATAAATGTTTTACCTATCTTTCATGCTACTATCTATTTTACCAATTAATTTACCATGACAAAATGCAATAGCACCTAGTAATATAAGAAGTATTATATAGTATAAATATCCTATCATTTTATTTCTATTTTTAAAGTTAATGGTTTAAGCGTAAAATAAAGTAGGGCCTGATCCTACGTCTCTTAATAAAATATTAAGTATTTTAACCGTCACTAAATTATTTATTTTACGCTTAAAAGTGACATTATGAAGCGTCAAGGAACGTTGAAACATCAACATAATGCCACATTTAAACGCAAAAAGGCCAGTCTTTCCTGGCAGTCAGATAGTTAATTACTCTATCAATCGCCTTTCGGCTATTTGGCTCGGCGCCCAGCGAATCCGCAGACCTAAACCGTCCAAAATTCTTTATAATTCGTCCAAATCTTCAAAGTCATCTGTAACATCAACAGGACCCATTCCGAATGGTTCACCGTCTTTTACAAATTGAACTCCGTAAAGATTTGCGTTAATTCTTTTTCCGTAAGCATTGTTTTGGACCCAGAAATCAACAACTGCATTTACATAACAACCGGCATATAATTTTTCATCATCTTCAGTTAATGGAGTTTTGTCTCTGTCAATAACAGTTGGTCTTTTAGGATTAGAAGCTTTTAAACTCCAATTTCCTTCGAAACCATCTAAATCAGATTCATCACCGTCTTTAATACAGTATTTATCTGATGGTACTTTGACTTTCTCTTCAGCAACTTTTTTTGCTATTTGCTCGTCAATTTGTTTTTTCAAAGCTTCATCTTTTTTATCAATCAAAAGTGTTGCTTCATATTTACCTTCTTTACCATCAAAAACAGATTTTTGAAATAAAGACGGGAAAGATAATCTTGCATTTTTTATTACGATTTTAGTCATTTTAATTTATAATTAAAGTTATATTGGCAAAACTCTTCAGACTAAGCTCGCCACTGCCTAGTGACACAATTAAGTGTTTCGTTATTTATAGCTTCCTGCTCTTATTTTTATACTAATCGGCAAGGATTAATTAGTTTTTTTATTATATTTTTATCTTAAGTTCAAAATATAATAAAAGAGAAATATTATTGTCTAGAATTTATAATATTTACCTTATACTCTATATTATAATATATTAAATTTTAAAAGTAAAATAAAATTTAGCATATATTAAACATTTTATAAATATTTATTCCAATCTATTTTTAAATATTCTTTTTCTTTTTTAAATTTCATTAAATTTGGTATATCAACTATTTTTTTTCCTTTTGTAGTTTTAAGTTCATAACTTCTTATTATTTTTCTAGTCTTTTTACCTGCTTCCCATTCCATTTTTTCATTTATTTTAGTAATAGCTACAACCCTATCGTCTATTACTATTTGATTCTCTCTATTTATTTTTATATTCATAATTATTTTAATTTAAGTTAATCTGATTTGTTGTTTTCCATTTTCTTTTTTAGGTAATATTTTCTTTTCCGCTCTCTTATTTTTTCCTTATTTTTTTGGTAATACTCTTTAGAATGTTCTTTATTTTTTTGGTAATACTCTTTAGAATACTCTTTCCATTTTCTTTTGTTTTCTAAGTAATATTTTCTTTTCCGCTCTCTTATTTTTTCCTTATTTTTTTGGTAATACTCTTTATTTTTTTGGTAATACTCTTTATTATACTCTTTTATTTTTTCTTTATTTTTTTGCTTATATTCTTTATCATATTCTTTGCGATGCTTTTTTATTTTTTCCTTATTTTTTTGCCTATATTCTTTTTGATAGTCTCTTATTTTTTGCTTATTTTTTTGCCTATATTCTTTTTGATAGTCTCTTATTTCTTCTTTTGTTTTCATAATTATTTTATTAAATTTTATCAAAATGATCTATTGTCTTAGTAACTTCTTTTCTCTTGTCAGAAGCAAGCACTAATTGGAGTTTTCCTTCAGGCTTATAAGTAAGTTCTTCAACTTCATCTTTTTTAAGTTTCTTTCCTGCGGCAGTAATTCCAATTAATTTTTTCTCATAAGCATCTTCTCCTAACTTATTTTTTAATATTTCTTCTGCATCATCGACCCATTTTCTATTTGAACGACCTTCAACAAGTTTATATCCTTCAAATTTTTCACCATTTAAAACTCTATCGTAGATATATTGTTCAACTGATTTTAAGAAGTCTTCAATAAGGTTTTTATTGTCAAGAATAAGTTTTAGTTGTTCGTCATTAAGTTCATTAAACATAATATCTTTATTTAAATCATCAAAACTTTTTAATATAGTCTCTTCGGTATGTTTTTTAAGAGCAGGACAAGTAGCTTTAGCATTACACCATTTACATTGCTTTTCACCCGGAGTTCTTGGAGCATTAGGAGCTAAAGCTTCATTTGCTTTCTTTGAGGCATATTCTCCAAATTTAACTAAATCATCTAATGTTATTTCCCATGATGAGTAGTTAAATATTCTAGGTTGAACTATATGAATCTTAAATGATTTAATAATATCTAGGCATTTAAGTTCATTATAAAATCCAAGTGCATAAAGTTGAGCTTGTGTATTTTCTACAGCACTAACTTCTACACCTCGCCCATATTTTAAGTCAAATATGTGGCAAATTCCTGTATCATAATCAAGGATAGCCGCATCCATAGTCCCAAATCCATCTGGAACAATGTTGGAAAAGTCAACTCTATCTTCAGTATATAATTGGCTATTTTTTGTTTCATGAGCTAAGACATAGTCAATATATTCTTGAACAAACTTAGCCATTTCTTCTGTAATTATACCTGATTTTTCAGGAGCATAAAGAACATCATAACCTATATATTTTTTTGCTTCCAATTGTTTTTTCAAACATATATCTGCTAACTCATGAGCTAAAGTTCCTTCTTCAGCATATACCGATTGTTTATTAGGAATTTTTGATTCAGCCTCAACCGATCCAGGACAATTTAACCATTTGCTGGACCCTGAAGCTGATAATTTTGCATGCTTTTTAGTCATTATTTTACCTATTTATTTTCAGGTTGTAATTCACTAATTTTGTTATAGCATTCTTCAATATTAGATTCATCTAAATCAGCAATTGAAGCGTCTGGGCCTGCTAAACTAGTAATTATTGATTTTATTTTAGATCTGTCTACACCTGCAGCCATTTTGTCTTTTCCTAATTGTTTAACCATATCATTGGTTACTTTAGAATCTTCTTTTGATTTATTTATATTATATTGTAATTTTGCATTAGGAATTTCAACTTCATTTTTCTCATTATCAACTTCATATTCTAATGGCTTAGGAGGATTTTTTATTTCGACTTCTTTTTTTCTTTCTTTAATTATTTTAGCTATTTCTTTTCCTTCTTCCTCAGCATCTTTAATTTCTTTTTCTAATTTAGTTTCTACTTTAATTGGAGTTGGTTCAGAAACTCTTATTTGAACTTTTTCCTTATTAGATTCTATTATAGCATTAGTTAAACCTTCTATTGATTCTCTAAGCTTTTTAATTTCATTTTCTATTGACATTTTATTATAAATTTTAAGTTAATAAACATTTTAATGATAGTCTTTCCTATCAGTCATTTACTATTATTTCTTGGATATAAGCTCTAAATAAATTCTGTGTAACCTTATCCAGAATATTGTAAATTCAAATATTCTTTTCATCGGTAAGTTTTTCAACTTCTGTCAATACTAAATACCAAAAGTCGCTTTCCTTAGAATACTGGTTATTAAAACTAGCAATTCTACGGTTAACAATATCAATTGCTTTTTCTCCGTTTTCTTCAAACAATCTTTTAGCTTCTAACATTACAGGTATTGATTCTTTATTCATATTATTCTATTAATAAACTATTGATTATAATTTGTTCAATTAATATATCTATATTATAAGACTAAATTTTAAATGTAAACAAAAAATTTACATATATTAAAATTTATTTTAGTTATTATAAAAATATAGGTTTTAATTTATCATTTTTCCATCTAGCTTTTAAATATAATTTATAAGCTGTAAAAACGTCTTTTATAATAGTAAAATCAATATTTAGGCCTTGATTCCTAGCACAATTAGCAAAAGGTGTTAATTCAAAATTATCAAATATTTTATTTGAAATAGGTAACGTTTTCCAATAAATATCTTCAATAACTTTTTTACATTTATGTTCTTTATTGTATCTATTTTGATATTCATCGCATAATGCTAATCCATGTCTTACTAGCCAATTCCAGTTAGCAAATGATTTTCTAGCCCATATATTACAAGGGTGGTTTTTATGTGTCGATTTGTATTGAGCAAATTGGCTGTTAGTTAATTCATTTATTGCTGTTGATAACATTTGGGCAGTCTCTAAGCACATTTTAACTACTCGCTTATTGTCTAAGTATTTTGCCGATTTAATAGGGCAAGGATGTGTTACGAAAATATTCATAGTTTTATCATTTTAAGTTTATATTATCTAATTGATTCGCTCAATTGATAAATCAATTATAAAGCGCTATTTTTTAAATGTAAACACAAAATTTATATATTTTAAAATTTATTTTAGTTATTGATAATTTGTGTTTACATTTAAAAAGTATATTTTATAATTACTAAATTGAATATTAACTTTTAATTATAATTATAAATAAAAATGTTACAAAAAGAATTATTATCTTTAAAAAAAATACAGTTATTATTGAAAGATAAGCGGCTTTATGTTGTATCAAAAGCAACAGGACTTAGTTTTCCTACTCTTAAGAAAATGGCTGATGGAAAAAAAGAAAATTACACATATAATACTATTAAAGCTATTTCTGATTATCTTAGAAAATAATTAATCAATATCAAGGAACGATGGTAAAAAACACAATTATAGATCAATATTTGTCTTCAGGTAAAAATTTAATGCCTTTAGATGGTAAAATACCTAGAACAGGTTGGAGAAATAC